CCTGGCGGCATCGCGACCTACGAGGCCGAGGCGGTGCGGGATCTCGGCGCCAACCCGATTCGCGAGCTCTCCACCGGGGGCAGCTTCCCGCTCACCCAGGGCATCCAGCAGGACACCCGCGAGCAGATTCGCACGGCGCTGCTGAGAAATGTTTTCAATCTGCCGGCGGCGGGCGATGCCAGGATGACCGCCACCGAGGTGATCGCGCGACAGAAGGAATTCATTAGAGAGATGGGCCCGGTGTTCGGCCGCTTCGAGACCGACTACACGGCGCCGATGGTCGAGCGCGTGTTCCGCATCATGCTGCGCGCCGGTGCTTTTGCGCAGATCCCCGACGCGCTCAGTGGCAAGATCGTGCGCATCGAGTATGAGAGCCCGGTCAAGAAGATTCGCGAGCAGACGGCGGCAATGGGGGCCCGTCAATGGGTCGCTGGTCAAATCGAACTTGCCACCTCCACTGGCCGCCCGGACATTCTCGATATCGTGGACTTCGACGCCTATGGCCGGTTCGCCGCCGAGGCGACCGCCATCCCGCACCAGATGGTGAACGGCAGCGAGGCGGTCGAGGCCTTGCGCCAGCAGCGCGCCGAACAGCAGCGCCAAGCCCAGCAGGCGCAAGCCGTGGAGCAAGCGGCGCGGCTTGCCGACACCGTGGCGGGCGCCGCAGATAAGGCGGGGCTGACCGGCGGTAAGGGAACAGATGACGGAGGACAGAGAGCGGCATAATGGCCGAAGAATCATTTTGGGTAGAACGAGCTCAAACAGCGGAGGCGGCACTGACCACCTGCCGCGACCAGACCGACCGGGTCAAGCTGAAGCTGCGCGGCATGATGGAGGCGCTAGGTGCCAGGGAGATCTCTGACGGCACCATAGATATTGATTTTGCGAAGCTGGCCGCGAACCTCTCGCCCGACCACGCGCTTGAACTGCGCGCCGCCATCGACGAGGCGCACCAGATCAGCGGCGGTATCGGCGACAAGCCGCGCATTGTGGTTAGTGCATGAGCGCCGACATCGACGCCTTGATCGCTGAATTTGCGGTCCAGGCACCCGCCGGCCGCACGCCGCAAAACATCTACAGTGATTTCCGCCAAACGTTTCTCGCCACTGATGCAGGCCAGCGAGTGCTGCACGACATCCTCCGCTGGGGGCACGTCTGGCAGTCGTCGCATGTGCGCGGCGACGCGTACCAGTCGACCTTTTATGAAGGCGGGCGGTTTCTCGCGCTCCGCATCCTGAAGACCATCAACATCGAACCAGACGCGTCACCGACGCAACAGCAAACCAGAGAGGACGACTGACCATGTCCATCCGCAAATTGCTGCCCGATCTCGATCCCGTTGAGGCTTTGCTACGCCGCTTGCAGCTTTTCGCTGAAGGCGATGAAGGCGAGGGCGGCGGGGGCGGGGGCGAAGCCGAAGCCGGAGAGGGCGCCAGCGAAGGCGATGGTCAGGTCGAAGGCGACGACGGGGAAAAGCGGCCCGATCCGGCGGACTGGCGCGCCACGCTCAAATCTGATGACGCCAGGAAGTTCGCGGAATCCTCGCCGGACGTGAACCACTTGGTTAAGCGGGCGCTCGATTTACAGAAAGTCGCCTCGGTGGCGATCACGCCGCTGGCCAAGGACGCCGAGCCCGAGGAGGTCGCCGCCTATCGCAAGCGTATTGGCGTGCCGGAAGCGGCCGATGGTTACAAGTTTAGCATGCCCAGCGACGGCGAGCCAACCGAGGGGGATAAGGCGTTCCAGGGCGTCATGGGTCAATCCTTCCATGACCTCAACATAACCGCTGACCAGGCCGCTGGGCTCAACGACGTGTGGAACAAATACACCATAGCCGTGCGCGAGGCGCAGGCCGCCGAGGACAAGAAATACGCCGACGAATCCGATGCCCAACTGCACCGCGACTGGCCGGGCAAGGAATACGAAGAGAACGACGAACATTCCGAACGTGCCGCGTCCCGGATGTTCGGCGACGACATGGATGAGATGCGTAACCTGGAGACCAACGCCGGCCGGTTCGTCTTGGACCACCCGGTCATGAAACGCGCGCTGGCCGCAGTCGGCCGCGAGATGGCCGAGGGCGGGCTGGTGCCGCCGCTGAGCGCCAACGACAAGGATGCGGTCGACGACCAACTCCGCGAGGTGCGTGGCAGGATTACCGAGGCGCAGGGGCGCGGCGACAGCAGGGAGGCAAACCGGCTCTACCAGACCGAACAGCAGCTCATTGGCAAACTCGGAGGCGCCCAGCCAATCGTCGGCGCCGCTGGGCGCGCTGCATAATCATTTGACAACCGGAATGAATTAGCGTAATCAGATTCATTAGGTCATAAGCGGTTCGCCCGCCTCGGTGCAAGCCATGGCGCGGTCCCGCGGACCTTCACAGCAAGCCGGAAGCCCTGAAGGGTTTGAAGGTGGCCCCGTCGTTGCTGAGGGTTCGCCGCCAGAAATCCCCGAGGTTCACCGAAGGAATGTTGTTCCCATCAACTTTTAGGGGACCGCATTGCCATGTCCACTTCAATCTCTACTGCCTTCATCACCTCCTATGAGGCGAAGGTCCACGAGGTCTTCCAGCGGAAGGGCTCTTATCTAATCGACGCCGTCAGGAAGAAAACCGACGTTGTCGGCTCAACCGCGGTGTTCCAGAAAATCGGCAAGGGTACTGCGACCACCAAGGCGCGTCACGGCACCATCACGCCGATGAATCAGACCCACACCGCACCGTCGTGCAGCATCGCCGATTTCTATGCCGGCGACTGGGTCGACAAGCTCGACGAGTCCAAGACCAACATCAACGAACGCGATGTGCTCGCGACTGGCGGGGCGATGGCGCTGGGCCGCAAGGTTGACGACCAAATCACCACGGTTCTGAACACCACGACCTCGACTGTCATCACGCTGACGGTGACGTCAGTCGTGAACATCCGCGCCACCGCCATTCAGTTCGCCGAGGCGGCGTGGGAAGCCGACGTGCCCAACGACGGCGAGGTCTATGCCGTCGTCACAGCGCGCTACTGGTCGCAGCTCATGTTGCTGGATCAGTTCATGCGGGCCGAGTACGTCCGCGCCGACGGCCAGGCATTCGTTTCCGGGCCTGCGATCGGCAACGGTCGCTGGAAAGACTGGATGGGCATCAAATGGAAGATGCAGACCGGTTTGCCTGATTCAGGCACATCGTCAGCCAAGTGCTGGATCTGGCACAAGACAGCGGTAGCCTACGCAATCGCCGCCGCCGCTGGCAACGTTGCCGGCACCGCCACGGTGGCCGCTGATGTTACGTGGCACGGCGACCGCGCCGCTCATTTCGTCAACCACATGATGAGCGGCCAGGCGGCCATGATCGACGATACCGGCGTTATTGAGGGCACCCTCAATGACACTACCGCAATCGCGACCAGCTAGGGGGGTCTGAAATGGCTTATACAGCAGGCAACCTTCATCTCCGCGCCGGCGCTCCAGGTGATCTCACCTATACCTACGACGCCGCCTCGGACACCATGGCCACGGTTATCACCTCGGGCTACTTCAACAACACCGACGATGACCTCAACCTGGTAGCGGATGATCTGATCTTCTGCCAGTGCACCGACGGCAACATGTGGCTGCGCGTCTCGGCGGTTTCGTCGGGCACCGTGACCACCCAGTTCGCCGGAGGCAATATGCCGATTCAGACGTTTGCAACTGGCACCGCGGCCGCTCTGACCACCTTGTCGGTGGGGTATTACGAGATAGGCACATCCATCGCCTCGGCGAGTCGGATGGTGCTGCCCACGCCGTACCCCGGCGCCGAGGTCATGGTCATAAAGGTCGATACCGGGACCGGGGTGCTGGAGTTTGATGCCGGTGGCTCTGGGGCTACCGCGATTTACTACGGCCCCGGCGCCGCCACCCAGCGCCAGATCAACATCAGGTTCGGGCGTGAGTACTTCCATGTTGTTGGCAGCAGCACCAGCCGGTGGCGCATCAACAGCATGTACAACCACAACACCGGCGGCTCGGCCGGCGGCACCCAGGGCAACGCCAGCCTGTTCCTGGCCGGCACCTGATCGGTTCCGTTACTAAGTGCGAAAAAGGGGGGGGCTTCGGCCTCCCCTCTTCCTTCCTTAACGGTTAACAACCCGATTTGGCTTTAATCCCGGGGGGGACGGCCATGAAACGTCTGGTTTCGGTAATTGCGTTGATTTGTCTCGGCGGCTTGACCGCCGGTTGCGTCCTGCCGCCGCCGGCCACCATCGCCAGCTATGCGCTGGACGGTGTGTCGTTCTTCTCGACCGGCAAGAGTGTCAGTGACCACGCCATTTCGGCCGTCGCCGAAAAGGACTGCGCCTTGTGGCGAGTGGTGAAGGGCGAGCGGATCTGTCGTGAATACAGAGACGGCGAACGGGGCCTGTTGGCAGCGTTTGCCGAAACAATGACCGAGAGCGCCGTCGAGACGGGAGTCGGCGGGATCGATAATGACGATCCGTGGGTGGTGATCGCACCTGAAACGGACATCGCCGCTCCGGCGCAGGGATTGGAGGCCGAGCATCTTCCTTTACCGATCATGAAAAGAGACCATGAGAAAAATAGCTTTCGTGGGTACTGCTCGGTCAGCCGACCAGGCGCCCTTTGATGATGAAACCTGGGAC